TAACCGAAGGACAAAGAGACACACACTGCTCAGATAAATGCTGTGGGTCTAATGTTAAAAGAGAAGACTGTAAATGTGCCCCGGATTGTAAACATTGTAACTGTAACGATACTAGTATTCCAGAAGGCAAATCACCACACAAAAAAGGTACTAAAAAGTACAAAAAACATATGGCGGCAATGCATGCCGAAGGCGATTACAAAGAACATATTAGAAACAGACTAAAAGAAGCACTTGCTGAATTAGAAGAAACTGCAAATACATGTCCTGAATGTGGTAACCAAAAAGCCACAGATGATCAATTTGACGAAGCCAAACAACGCTTAGATCCAAAATGTTGGAAGGGTAAAAAAATTGGAAGCCCTAAAACTAAGATGAAGGGCGGAGTTAGAGTTAACAACTGCGTACCAGCATAACCAATAATCAAACAAAATACTTGACAAACACCTAAATACATTGTATAATAACAACTGTTATACTTTACTTAGGAGGTAAATCATGAGTTCACGTACCTATGGTGCTGAAGAAAAAGCAAAACTAGAACGACTAGTTAATGAAGGTGTTACAGTATTGCAAGAAGTTGAAGATCTTAATGCTGGACTAAAAGATACTGTCAAAGCAGTAGCAGAAGAATTAGATATTAAACCATCTATGATTAATAAAGCAATTAAAATTGCACAAAAAGGTGAGTGGCATAAAGTTTCAGAAGATTTTGATGACTTAGAAACTTTAATTGTAACAATTGGACGAGATAAATTGTAGTGAATAAAATAAAAGAATTTTGGATTAATAGTTACAAAAGTGACAAGGTTGCATTTGCATTTGAACTTGTCAGTTTTATTTTTACAGTCGGCGCTAGTATGACGCTGGCAATTACAGCCAAAGACCCTAATATGTTATTAGTTTATCCTGCATTCTTTGTTGGTAGTACAACACAATGCTATGCATCTTATCGTAGAGGTGCCGCTTGGGTAATGTTAATAACAGGCTGGTTTGTATGTGTTAATATATTTGGTTATGGAGTTGCCGCACAATGGTGGTAAAACCTTATCAACCTTTGGCTTGGTTTGCAACCGCATGTTTACTAGTGGCCGCAACGATGGCCGCATTTAATATATACCCTTGGTACATATATGCTTTTATTGCAAGTAATACCTTATGGGTACTAATAGGAATACTTTGGAACGAACGTAGTCTTATTGTTCTTAACGCAGGACTTACAGTTATATATGTCGTAGGATTAATGTTTTGAAGTTACTTGTTGCAGGCGACAGTTTTGCGGCAGAATGGCCAGGACACAATAGTTGGGTCAAACTGTTAGCAAAAAGTCACGATGTAACTAATGTTGCTCAAGCAGGTTGTAGCGAATACAAGATACTTAAACAGATACAAAATGCAACCTTAGACGACTACGATGCAGTAATAGTTAGTCATACTAGTTTAAGTAGAGTTCATACACCTGAACATCCGTTACATAAGGAAGGATTACATAAAGACTGTGATTTATTATACAACGATATAGATAGATTCAGTTTTTTAAATCCTAGTTTATCAGCGGCAAAAGGATATTTTAAGTATCACTATGACGATCAATACTATCAAACTATCTATAGTCTATTAAGAAAAGAAATTAATAGTTTATTAAATGCTAAAGTTTATGTAAGTATGTCACATATAGAAGTAGCAAAACTTTTTATATACGAAGATAATCACTTAGACTTTAGCGAATTTTGGAAAACACACAAAGGCTCAGAAAATCATTATAACATTACAGGCAACCAAAAAATACATGATATTGTTGTTGACAAAATCAATAAATTATGTTAATATTATAGTAATAATAAGAAACGCCCAAGAGGCATGCAGAAGGTCCGTTGGCCATAAGCAACGAGGAGATATAATTGAGTTACGTAGACGCACTATTTGATCGCGATTCTGATATAATCAGAACAGTTGAACGTAAGGATGGAAGAAGACATTTCCATGAATACCAAGCGAAATATACATTTTATTACAAAGACCCAAGAGGCAAATACAAAAGTGTTTATGGTGATCCACTAACACGAGTTGTATGTAAAAATACTAAAGACTTTCGTAAAGAAGTTGCTATTAACAAAGGCAAGGATCTTTTTGAAAGTGACATTAATCCTATATTCCAATGTCTAAGTGAAAACTATCTTAATCAAGACGCACCTAAACTAAACATTGCATTTTTTGATATTGAGACAGACTTTGATCCAGAAAGAGGCTTTGCTGATCCTAGTGATCCATTTATGCCTATTACATCTGTGTCTGTATATTTGCAGTGGATGGAAACAATGGTATGTTTAGCAGTTCCACCTAAGACACTTACAATGGAGCAAGCAAAGAAAGAACTAGAAGGCATTGACAATGTAATGTTGTTTGAAAAAGAAAGTGACATGATTGATACTTTCTTAACACTAATTGAAGATGCTGATGTATTATCAGGTTGGAACAGTGAAGGTTATGATATTCCTTACATTGTAAACAGAACAAGTCGTGTACTTTCAAAAGATGATACAAGACGTTTTTGTTTGTGGGGGCAACTTCCTAAGAAAAGAGAATACGAGAAGTATGGTAAATCAGCAGAAACCTATGACCTAGTAGGCAGAGTGCATTTAGATAGTTTGAATTTATATCGTAAATACACGTATGAAGAAAGACACAGTTACAGACTTGATGCCATTGGTGAAATCGAAGTTGGCGAAAACAAAGTTCCTTATGAAGGCACTTTGGACCAGTTGTACAACAATGACTTTAGAAAGTTCATCGAATACAACATACAAGATACCGCACTACTGGACAAACTGGACAAAAAACTAAGATTTATTGATCTTAGTAACGAACTTGCTCATGCAAATACTGTTTTGCTACAAACCACTATGGGGGCTGTTGCAGTTACAGAACAAGCGATTGTAAACGAAGCACATCATAGAGGACTACAAGTCCCTAATCGTAAAAAGTATGACGATGGAGCAACACAAGCCGCAGGTGCATATGTTGCATTTCCTAAAAAAGGCTTGCACAAGTGGATCGGTTCAATGGACTTAAACAGTCTGTATCCTAGTGTTATTAGAGCCCTTAATATGGCTCCAGAAACAATCGTAGGGCAAATACGCCCTGACATCAGCGAAGCCCGTGTACATGAAGATATGACGCTTAAAAAGAAGAGTTTTGCAGGGTCTTGGGAAGGACGCTTTTCAACAGAAGAATATGAAGCAGTAATGGATCAAAAGCGTGATGTTTCATTGACTGTTGATTTTGAAAATGGTCAAACTGAAGTATTCAGTGGTGCAGAAATTTATAAAATTATCTTTGACAGTAATAATCCATGGATGCTTTCATCTAATGGTACAATTTTTACAACTGAGTTTGAAGGTGTTATTCCGGGAATCTTAGAAAGATGGTATGAAGAACGTAAAGAACTACAAGCACAACTTAAAAAAGCAAAAGATGCAGGTAATAAAATAGAAATTGAATACTGGGATAAGCGACAGTTGGTTAAGAAGATTAACTTAAACAGTTTATATGGTGCTATCTTAAATCCAGGATGTAGATTTTTTGATAAACGTATAGGACAAAGTACAACACTAACAGGCCGTACTATTGTTAAACACATGTCAGCGGAAGTAAACAAAGTTATTACTGGCAAATATGATCATGTTGGTGAAGCAATGATTTATGGTGATACAGATTCTTGTTACTTTAGTGCTCATCCTGTTCTTAAAGATCAAATTGACAAAGGTCAATTACCTTGGGACAAAGACAATGTTATAAAACTGTATGATCAAGTATGCGAAGCGGCTAATGAAACATTTCCAAAGTTTATGCTAGATGCATTTCATTGTCCGAAGAGTAGATCAGATGTTATTGCGGCGGCAAGAGAAATTGTTGCAGAAAGTGGATTGTATATTACAAAGAAACGTTATGCGGCACTAGTATATGATGTCGAAGGCTTTAGAAGCGACACAGATGGAAAGCCAGGCAAAGTAAAAGCAATGGGCTTAGACTTGCGTAGATCAGATACGCCTGTGTTTATGCAGGAGTTTTTAAGTGAACTATTACTTATGGTGCTTACTGATGTTCCACAAGAACAAGTACTACAACGTATTACAGAGTTCCGTAAGGAGTTTTCAGAACGTCCGGGTTGGGAGAAAGGTTCGCCTAAACGTGCAAACAAGATTGGACATTATCAACGCCTTGAAGAAAAGCAAGGCAAAGCAAACATGCCTGGACATGTAAGAGCAAGCATCAACTGGAACACACTTAAACGTATGAACAGCGACAAGTATTCACAAGAAATTGTAGATGGTATGAAAGTTATTGTTTGCAAACTAAAACAGAATCCGCTAGGATATACAAGTGTTGCGTATCCTACAGATGAATTGCGTATTCCAGAATGGTTTAAAGAACTTCCATTTGATGATGCGGCAATGGCAGAAACTATTATTGATAACAAACTAGACAATTTGATTGGTGTGCTTAACTATCCACTAGAAGATACTAAGCAAAATACAACATTTGGAAGTTTATTTGAGTTTGGAGTATAATGAAATTGAGTGAAGAACAAAAACTGATTTTAATTACTGACTTTATTGAGCAGAAATTACGTAAAGAAAAAGAACTAGAATTTTATCTTAAAGAACTTGCTGAACTACAAAGTAAAATTAGTTACTTACGTGGTGAAGTCAATTTAACAAATATTATCATTGATATGATAAAAGGTGAACAAGTTTACGATATTAAAGAATCTATGATTAACCGATACGATAATCAATTATTGAAAAAGGACAAAGATAATGTTTGAACGGAGTAAGATAGATAAAAGTTTACACTGGACAACGTTCTATAGTGAAAAACTATTATTAGCAGTAATTGGCGCACTAACAATGTTCGCCGCTGGTTCAGATATATATGAAATGATAATCAATATGAAAGTAGAACTAGGTGACTTGTTTTTGCTTTTCATATATGCAGAGATTGTTGGTATGGTAGGAGCATTCTATATTAGTAATAGAATACCTGTTACACTTCCGATAATAATTGCAATGACTGCGTTGTGCAGACTCATTGTATTACATAGTAAGGAAGCAGATCCTTGGATGCTTGTTGCAGAAGCAGGTGCTATTGCAGTATTGGCAGGCGCGGCTTATATTATGAGTTACAAGGAAAAACTTAGCCTTGAGAAAAAAGAAATGAAGGAATTAATAAAATGAAGTTACTTGTAGCATTATTAGTTTTTATTACCGCAGTAGCAGTATACACTGACACTAGAGCACATACTATTGAGCCAATAGAAGAAGATCCAGATCCATGCCTATATTTGGCTATTCCATATGATTTTTGTTTACAAACTATTGGTAAAGAATGGTGGGAGCGACAAGTGAAAAATGCGCCGCCTTCGTTAGAATCTCGTATCAAAGAACTAGAGAAAAGAATAAAGGAACTAGAAAAGAAGGATAAGGTATGAAAGTAGGATTTACTTGTAGTACTTTTGACTTGCTACACGCAGGACACATAATAATGTTGCGTGAAGCAAAGGAACAATGTGATTATCTTATATGCGGATTGCAAGTAGATCCTAGCATAGATAGAAAAGAAAAAAACGCACCTATACAAACTGTTGTAGAACGTTATACACAATTAAAAGGTGTAGAGTATGTAGATGAAATTATCCCATACGGCACAGAAACTGATTTAGAAGACATCCTTAGTATGTACCCAATTGATGTACGCATACTAGGAGAAGAATATCGCGATAAAGACTTTACAGGCAAAGACATCTGTCGTAAACGTGATATTGACTTACACTTTAACAAACGAGATCATCGCTTTAGTTCGAGTGATTTACGGAGTAGAGTTTGTGAATAAATTTATATTCGATGTAGACGGAACACTAACACCAAGTCGAGGAAAGATGGACGAAAAGTTTTCACAGTTCTTCTTTGACTTTTGCACACTGAATCATGTTTATCTTGTCACAGGTAGTGACAAACCTAAAACAGTTGAACAAATAGGCAACGTAATTTATGGTATGGCTAAACGTGTATACAACTGTTCAGGTAGTGAAGTTTGGGAAGGCAACAGACAAGTTAAGGTTAATGATTGGACAGTTCCTTATCATGTACGAACATGGTTAAAAGATAAACTAGAAGAAAGCCAATTTCCATTAAGGACTGGACTACATATAGAAGACCGTTCAGGCATGATTAACTTTAGCATTGTTGGTCGTAATGCAACAGTAGGTGAAAGAAAACTTTATGTGCAATATGATACAAAACATAACGAAAGAAATTTTATTGCAGATTTATTTAATAAAGAATTTCCAGATCTAATTGCAAGACCAGGAGGAGAAACTGGTATTGATATTAGTCCTATTGGTGCAGATAAAAGTCAAATTATTTACGATTTTGACGTAAACGATACGTTACATTTTTATGGAGACAGAATGGATCCACACGGTAACGATTATCCTTTGAAAAAAGTTTTATGGGAAAGAGGAAATAGTTCTACCCATGAAGTAAAGGATTGGAAACATACTTGGGAGTTGCTTGATGCATATAATGCTGACAGGTCATAGAGGTTACATAGGTACTCATCTATTACATAGACTTAAAAAGAATCACAGTATTGTAGGATTTGATTTACAAGACGGTGACGATTTATATGACTGTGATCTTAAAGAAGAATTTGATTTAATTATACACTTGGCAGGTAAAAGTGGAGTACGTGAAAGTATAAACGATCCTGCAGGATATTGGCGTAATAATGTAGAAGTAAGTAAAAGGTTGTTCGCACGTTATCCTGAAACAAGAATATTGTATGCAAGTAGTTCAAGTGCATATGAACCTGATTTAAATCCTTATGCGGCTAGTAAGTATGTTGTTGAAGAAGCCGCTGAGAGAAATGTAAACACATTAGGCATGCGTTTTCATACAGTGTATGATCATAACCCACGTAAAGGTATGTTCTTACAAAAACTAATTGACGATGAATTAGAATATGTAACAAATCATTATAGAGATTTTATACACATAAGTGATCTTTGTGATGCTATTGAGTTATTAATGACTAGTAGGTATTCTGGTACAGTTGATATTGGCACGGGTAAGCCTTATAAGGTTCAAGACTTTGCAGATCATTTACCCATCCGCCTAAATACCCCATATGAAAGACAATGGACTTGTGCAAATATGGAAAGAATGAAGCGTTTAGGTTTTAAACCTAAGCATGATATAGAAAAAGTCTTGACAAACAAGCCAAAAGATAATATAATAAAACTTGAAATAGGAGAAACTACATGAAAGACATTCTACAAGACGTTGTTGCACACACCCATGCACTAGGCTTTTTAGCACTAGTTAAGGTTAGCAATGACGAAGGTACATCTATTGATGCAATGGCTGAAGATCGTTCAGTGATTTTATCAGGAAGTACACATTCGCCAGTAGCAGAGTTTGAAGGTACATTTGGTATGCCTAACTTAGACAAACTAAGTTTGCATTTGAAAAATCCAGAGTATCAAAAAGACGCAAAGATTGATGTTGTGAAAGCAGAACGCAACGGAGAAGTAATTCCAACACACATTCACTTTGAAAATACAGCAGGCGACTTCCAAAATGATTATCGCTTTATGAACAAAGCAATCATTGAAGAAAAACTAAAAACAGTTAAGTTCAAAGGTGCGGCATGGAATGTTACATTCCAACCAAGTATGGCAAGTATTGCACGTATGAAACTTATGAGTGCGGCACACGCAGAAGAACCTACATTTAATGTAATGACTAAAGATGGTAACTTAGTTTTTAGTTTTGGTGATGCAAGTACACACGCAGGTGAGTTTGTATTCCAACATGGTGTTGAAAGTACATTAGCACACACTTGGAGTTGGCCAGTTGCACAAGTACAAGCAATCTTAAACCTAGATGGTGATGCTACAATGAGTATTTCAGATCAAGGTGCAATGATGATTAGTGTTGATAGTGGTATGGTCAAATATGATTATATCTTGCCAGCACAGTCTAAATAGGAGTTTTATGACAAGTGTAGATGATTACGATAATGATAAGTCATTTGAAAATGAACAAAGCACAGTAACTATAACTCTTAAGGAGTATGACAAGTTGAGAGAAAAGCAAAAGTATATTACAGATAAAGATATGATATCTGTAGTAGACAAAATTGAAGAACTTGTAAGAGCCCTTAGGAAACATATTGTAAGAACGGACATATAGTATATGGGAAAACATATAAAAACAAAAATGGATTATGATATGATCAACGATTTTGCAAAAGAAATTGTAAAACTTGATAGTATTGAAAATCCTGTACTTGCAAAGTATCTTGCTATGCAAAACTTTGAAGGTGCTGAATTACGTAAGGAACTAAAACAGTAATGAATAAAGACTTAACAGCGACACAGAACGACTACGCACATTTTTTGCCAGCATTAAGCGGCTTTTATGCAACATATGTAGGCAAGCAACGCTTTCCTGATCCTGTTAAAGGTCCTTACATTGAAGATACACGCATTCCTGCTAATTGGAATAGTAATGTAGAAAGTCTTAACTATCTCAATTCAAAAGAAGGAGCGTTTACATATAAGTGGACACTTTATTCTGCAGGACACGCTGACTTAGATACAAATAAAATTGTACCTAAAGAAGATATGGTGCGTAATAGAGATAGAGACAACACTTGGTTACTAGGTGACTCAGGTGGTTTCCAAATTGGTAAAGGTGTTTGGGAAGGCGATTGGAAAGATCCTAATTGTCCTAAAGCACAAAAGAAGCGTGATGGTGTTCTTCGTTGGATGGATGCTTACATGGACTATGGAATGATACTTGATATTCCAGCCTGGGTAGCACGTTCTCCAGAAGGTGCAAAAGCAACAGGTATTAGTACATATGCAGAAGCAGTTAAGGCAACACGCATTAATAACGACTACTGGATGAAGAACAGAACAGGTGCTTGTAAATTCTTAAACGTATTGCAAGGTGAAAATCACACAGACGCTGATGACTGGTATGAGCAAATGAAAGATTATTGTGATCCTGTTAAGTATCCTGACAATCATTTTAATGGTTGGTCGATGGGTGGACAGAACATGTGCGATGTACATTTGGTTCTTAAACGCATAGTTACATTGCATTATGATAACCTACTACAACAAGGCGTACACGATGTAATGCACTTCTTAGGCACATCTAAACTAGAGTGGGCTACATTATTAACTGATATACAACGTGCTATACGCAAATATTATAACCCTAACATGATGCTTACATTTGATTGTGCAAGTCCTTTCCTAGCAACGGCTAACGGACAAGTATACATTCAAAATGAAACTCCTGATAGAGGCAAATGGACATATCGAATGGTGCCTAGTGTTGACGATAAGAAGTATGCTACAGATACACGCACATTTAAAGATGCAGTACTACAAGATGGTATCTTTAAAAACTTTGAAGACAGTCCTGTAACAGACGGTATGCTTGTAAAAGACATTTGTGTTTACAAGCCAGGAGACCTAAATAAAATAGGTAAAGAAGGAAAAACATCGTGGGATAGTTTTTCATATGCGATCCAAATGGGTCATAACGTGTGGAGTCACATCAATGCAGTGCAAGAAGCAAACAGACAATATGACGCTGGAATTATTCCGAAAATGCTTGTTCAAGAGCAATTTGACAGGATACTATTCAGAGATGTTGTGGAAGAAATATTTTCAAAAACTACAAGAGAAGAATCATTAAAAGTAATTGATGACTATTCAAAGTTTTGGATGGCTATACCAGGTACAAGAGGTGCTATTGGTAAAAAGACTGTTAATGCAAGTACACACTTTAATGCATTGTTTGACGTAGAAGAAACAACTGTTGAAGAAGATAGTGAATTAGATGAAACTAAGTTGGAGGAGTTAGAAGATGAGCAATTACACGGAGCAACACGATAAACTGGCTGTACACCTACAAGAGTTATATAAACGGCATAGAACACTTGACGATGAAATAAAAGTGTTGTATAGTAAGTTTGTAGAAGATCATGAACTAAACCTTTTAAAAACTAAAAAACTTTGGCTTAAAGATGAAATACATAGACTT